AATAAACAGGGCGCACCAGTATTTGGCAGATAAGATGCTGGCGCGTGAACTTAAGCGACTAGATAGAGTCTATTACTTTGTACTAACTCTGGCCGTAACCACTACACTGGCCAGCATCATTACCTACATAAATCTAAATTGGAGCATATAAGATGACAGCACAACCAAAGTTCAGTAAGCCTAGCAAGATGCCATGCCGAAGTTGGTCTCTGCAAGCGCTAGATACTTGTCCAGCTTCTAAAGATAGCAAAGGCGAATTAGTGCCAGCATGTAAGGGCTGTTATGCAACCAGCGGCAACTACAGATTCCCAAACGTAAAAGCACCGCGAGAGCATAACCGCGAAGACTGGCAAGCACCAGATTGGGTGGCTGTTATGGTGGCAGAGTTAGACAATGACAGATACTTCCGCTGGTTCGATAGTGGCGACGTATACGACATAAGACTAGCCCGCAAGATTCTGGAAGTTATGAGGCAAACGCCATGGGTTAAGCACTGGCTACCAACTAGAATGCACAAGTTCGGCAAGTTTAAAAGCGTTTTAGATAACATGGACGCATTGCCGAATGTCGTAGTGCGTTTATCTAGCGACGGCGTACTAGGCGAGACTGTAGAGAATGCCTCCAATAGTTCTACCATTGTGCCTAGCAGGGAATATCTAACGCCTACTATGTCGCTATGCGGGGCTAGTACGCGAGAGGGCAAATGCGGAACATGTCGCGCTTGTTGGGATAAAACTGTATCAATAGTTGCGTATCCAGCCCATGGCAAAAGCATGTTAAAACAGATTAAAAACATAATTCAAACAGTAGAGGTGACAGTATGAGCTATTTTAAGACAGTAAATTTAAACTCAACGGCGGCGGCAGTCTATAGAGCCAATGAGGAGCGCAAGAAGCAGGAGCAAAAGGAGCAAGAGAGGCTAGAACACTGGCAACGCCTACGCGTAGACTATCCAGCTATTGAGCGTAGAGCCTAAATAATTCCCCGTAGTAGTCCAACCTTTGCCAAGTGTAATAGCTTGGCTTTTTTATGCGCCTAGCTAATATAAAGCGATTTAAGGCCCTGCAATGCTACCCAATACCCTAGCACCTAGAACACGTTAAAACGGCTTAGACGGCTTTATATGGCCTTATAGGGCTATAGCTAGTGGTTGCTGGTAGTTGTTACGCCATAGACTCGCTATTGCTGGCGTTATAGCCGCCACAGTCCCTATGAGGACCGAGGCAGAGAGAGGGCGAACCTGTTTCCCGTAATAGAGGCTTAATCGTCTTACAATAGGGAAGCATAGCTCTATGCAGATCATTCTTGTGAGAGAGCTATAACGTGACCAGAACCTGGTATTGGGTCACACTATAGGGCTGTAGTGTATTGAACTATTGAGGGAGAGAGACTCTAATACCCTGAACATTAACCAATAGAGAGAGAGATAATATGGCTATAAAGATTCACACCGTTGACCGCACTAGGAAAATACGCGCCCAAAATGTCTGGGAGATTGTAATGGACGTTGAAGCTAAAGGTAGAGGATACAAGGATTTTCTCGCGTTTCGCTGTCATGGTATAGACATAGAAATTACTGGCACAACCCTGCACGATATATTTTTAGACGCTTTAAGCCAAGACCATAATAAACACTTTAGGGCGTTATTAAAAAAACATATTGATTATTTAGATGCAGAAGACAGGGAGGCTATATAGTGGATTTTGCAGATATAGAGAATGATCAGCTTCGAACTGAGGCTATAGAGCGCTATGTTGTATGGATTGAGAGCCTGCCCTATAGAGTAGGTAGAGCTGAGCAGGATAGCATCAGAGAGACTATAATTAACGACCTGGAGAACTAATATGCAACTATTTAAAGGCCCTAATGATACGTTACACGGTGATGAACACTTAATAGAGCTAGAAGACTGGGAGCTGCGGGAGAGATTCTTTAGCGTCCTGAGAGAGTTAACAGCAGCAGCAGACACTATAGAGAAACTGAAAAGCCCTAAATGGACTCCTTACCCTGAAGATATTGAAGCGCTACAGGACACTTTAGAGGAGCTGAAGTATGTTTTAAAGTAGAACTGCTAGTAGTTATTGCTACAGGAAGGCTGTTTTGTTACTATATAGTCCTGAGGGTAGCATAGATTTTAACAATTGACAAACAGGAATTTAAAATGTTTAAAGAATATATGGTTAAGGGGACTATGAACCCTGAAGTACAGGCAGTGTTTAAAGCTGCCGCAGATATTAGCAATGGTGTTTTCTCACTGAAGGAAGCAGCGCAGCATTACAAAGTACATCCAGCAGTGATTGTGCAGTTTATATCAGAGAGTGCAGAGTATGATATGGTGTTCAGCAGGAGAGGTGATAATGATTCTAACTAGTAGAGATCGCTTGGTGTTAGAGGGAAAACCTGTTAGAGTGAAGGGTAGCTACAATATACCAGAAGAGAGGACGGCGTATTGCAAGCATCCAGAGCAGACAGACTGGACTAAACCCTGCCCAATATGTAAGCGCAGGATTCGTGTAATAGCTAAACACTTAGAGAGTAAATCAGCATGGTTATCTTAGGACGCAACTTAACAATAGAGTATAGACTGGGTGTAGGTTTTGATCTGGAGTTTCCAGACAGTAGACCAGTGTGGATATACAATGCCAGCACAGAGAGCATAGAAGTAATGCCTTTTCAGGGTGTTATCTTACATCTACCGCTGTGCCTAATCAGCTTCGGTAGAGTTTATGAGGAGATTTTTGAATGAGTGTAGCAACCCATCAACCCTGCCCAGACTGTGGCAGCAGCGATGCGCTACAGGTGAACAAGAATAGCACCTATTGCCATAGCTGCGGGACATATACAAAGACGGAGGGAGGCTATCAACCTGTTGAGATACCGCAGGATGATCAGCCTACACCAAAGCCCAGCTTCAGTGCTGTGGAGAACATGCTAACCACGGGTAAGTACCAGAGCATAGTATCCAGAGGACTCACCACCGCCACAGTGAAGCATTACGGCATCCTAGAGACTCCAGACAGAACTTATTTCAGCTACCACAACCCTGATAATGCTTTAGTGCCTATTGCGGCTAAGATACGTCTACCAGACAAGCAGCACAGCATTGTAGGAGACTGGAAAGGCGCTGGGCTATTCGGTCAGCATTTGTTCTCTGCTGGCTCTGCCAAGTATGTCACCATCACTGAGGGAGAGTTTGACGCTGCTGCAAGCTACCAGATGCAAGGGAGCAAGTACCCAGTAGTGTCAGTCTGTAATGGCGCTAGTGGCGCTCTGAAGGACTGTAAGGCAGCCTACGAGTGGCTAGACAGCTTCGATGCCATTGTCATCTCTATGGACTCTGATGAACCTGGTCAGAAGGCTGCGAGAGAGATTGCAGAGCTGTTTGGTGGTAAGTCAGCCATTATGAAGAACCCACCAGAATACAAGGATGCCTGCGACTACCTAGCCGCTAATGACTCCAAAGCATACATTGCTGCCTTCTGGGGAGCAGAGAAGTTTGTACCTGATGGTATCATCAATGGCGCTAGTCTCTGGGATGAAGTGAACAGGCCAGTAGAGAAGTCTGCTGTAATGTACCCATGGGAGAGCCTGAACAAGCTAACCTACGGTATCAGAGAGGCTGAGCTAGTCACCATCACAGCAGGCTCTGGACTAGGTAAGTCACAGTTTGTCAGAGAGATAGTGTGGCATATCCTGAAGCACTCTGAGGAGAACATAGGCTTACTATTCCTAGAAGAGAATGCACGTAAGACTGCACTGTCTCTAATGTCACTGGCGGCTAACAAGCCCTTGCACCTGCCTGATGTAGAAAGCACTGAGGAGGAACGCTGGGAGGCTTTTGAGGCTACCATGGGCACTCAGAGGTTGTTTATGTTCGACCACTTCGGTTCTACCAGCATAGACAACATCATAGCTCGCTGCCGCTACATGGCTAAGGCGCTAGACACCAAGTTTCTGTTCCTAGACCACGTTAGTATTGTTGTATCTGCACAGAGCAACGGTGACGAGAGGAAGGCGCTGGATGAGATATGCACAAAGCTGCGTATGTTGGTTCAAGAGACTGGTATAACACTGTTTATGGTGAGTCACCTGAAGAGACCTGACGGTAAAGGCCACGAGGAAGGCGCTGCTAGTAGTCTGTCACAGCTCAGAGGCTCTGCATCCATTGCACAGCTCTCAGACATGGTGATAGGACTAGAGAGGAATGGTCAGGCTGAAGACCCAATAGAAAGGAATACTACCAATGTCAGAGTGCTGAAGAACCGCTTTTGTGGTACTACAGGGCCAGCTGGCGGGTTGTTATTTGACCAGAAAACAGGTAGAATGGTAGAAGTTAAGGAAGAGGGATTATAAATGAGATGCATAGCGTGTAACAAGAATTTATCGGACTTTGAGTCTACAAGGAAATCTGCTGAGACAGGTGAGTATTTAGATTTGTGCAATGACTGCTTCTTTTACACTGAGGATGACATTGCTACCATTGACAGAGATGACCTGAGAAGTGAATCTGACACAGTATTGGAGAGCCAAGAATATGAGCAAGATTGGAACTTGGGTAATGACAGTTCAGGAGAGTAAGGCTGAACTGAGTAGACTAAACCCTTTCGACAAACACAGTAATAAAGAAAACGCAGCGAGGCAGTATTATGTTGATTACGCTGGATATAGAAACCAACACCAGCCACGACACTATCTGGATAGTAGTAACTCAGGACGTTGAGACTGGTGAGATGCTAGAGCACTACTCTGCTGAGACTCTGGAGCCTCTGCTGCGTGGCTCAGAAGGCGTTATTGGTCACAACATCATAGGCTTCGATGCGCCAGTGCTAGAGAAGCAGTGGTCACTACAGATACCTACAGAGAAGCTAAAGGATACGCTAGTACTCAGCAGGCTCTGGAACCCGTCTTTGGAGGGTGGACATAGCCTGGACTCTTGGGGCAAACGCTTTGGCGACCACAAGATAGACTTCCACGACTATGACGGTGGACTGTCTGATGAGATGGTGGAGTATTGCAGGCAGGACGTAGCACTAACCACAAGGCTGTATAAGCATTTAACAGACACACTGAAGCGAGAGGAGTTTAAACAGCAGTGCGTAGATTTAGAAGAGAAGGTGTACACCATTACGGCTCAGCAGGAGCGCAACGGCTTCATGCTAGACGTAGAAGCAGCTACTTCACTATGGCAAGACATAACTCACAAGATGAGGACGATAACAGCGGAGCTACAGAAAGTGTTTCCACCTATAGTGGAGGAACGCTGGAGCGAGAAGACAGGCAAGAGACTGAAGGACAAGGTGACTGAGTTTAACGTAGGCTCTCGTAAGCAGATTGCAGAGAGGCTAGAAGGTGTAGGTGTTAAGTTTAAGTTACAGACTGAGAAGGGAGCTATCATTGTTAATGAGAAGGTGCTGGAAGGCATCGACATCCCTGAAGCTAAGATGATCTACGAGTACCTGATGCTACAGAAGAGAGCAGCACAGATAGACTCTTGGTTAACTCACGAGAAGGACGGCAGGGTACATGGTAGGGTTATCACCAATGGCGCTGTAACAGGCCGTATGACGCACCACAGCCCTAATCTGGCACAAGTACCTTCTGTGTCTGCACCGTATGGTAGAGAGTGTAGATCATTCTGGACTGTGCCTGAGCACCACAAGCTAGTAGGCTGTGATGCCAGCGGCTTAGAGCTGCGTATGCTTGCACATTACATGCGTGACGAGAACTACACCAACGAAATACTCAGCGGTGACATCCACACAGCTAATATGAAAGCAGCAGGACTCACTGACCGCAACCAAGCCAAGACTTTCATCTATGCCTTCCTGTACGGTGCAGGGCCAGCTAAGATAGGTCAGATAGTAGGAGGTGGCTACAAAGAAGGACAACAGCTTACAGATTCCTTCCTACGCAACACACCAGCACTGGCTAGGCTACGAGAGCGTGTATCTAAGTTCTCAGCAGGCGGTACACTTCCAGGTTTGGACGGTAGGCGCTTACGGGTCAGGTCAGAGCATGCAGCACTTAACACGCTGCTACAGGGTGCAGGCGCTATAGTTATGAAGCAGGCACTGGTGTTGATGGTAGAGTCACTAGACACGTACGCTATTCCGTACAAGCTAGTAGCTAACGTGCATGACGAGTTTCAGATAGAAGTACCAGAGAATTTTGCTGATGTAGTAGGCAAAGCAGCAGTACGAGCCATCAAGAAAGCAGGAGAAGTGTTAGACCTGCGCTGCCCTCTTGATGCTGAATACAACGTAGGTAATAACTGGGCAGAGACGCATTGACAAATGTGTACGAAATATGGTATAATATACATAGATCAGTTGTGATCTAAAACAGCACTTAAACGCAACAATTCAATCAAAGGTGATATTATGAGTGAAGCAAAACCAGTAACAGTAAACGCAGAGATGATGTGGTCTAGCCTACAAGAGGTCAACCGCATGTCAGGTAAGTACCAAGTAGACCTAGCACAGCTATCCTCAGCAGCAGTAGAAGCTCTGGAGATGATGGGCTTGAGTATCCGAAACAAGGAAGGACAAGGAGACTTTGTAACTGTAAAGTCTAATCATCCTATCCGCGTGTACGACACTGACGGTAAAGAGATTACAGGCATCCTAATAGGTAATGGCTCTAAAGCTAAGGCTGTACTGTCCTACTACGACTGGAAGTCTCCAGCGGGTCAGGCAGGTCGTAGTCCTAAGCTGTTCAAACTAGTAGTCACTGACTTAATCCCCTATGGCGGCAAGGAAGAGTTTGTCGAAGTAGATATGGAAGAAGCCCTGTGATATTAATTGATGCAGACATTCTAGTCTATCGTGTAGGCTGGTCATGCAACGAAGAATCTGAGAAGACGGCCATCAGCACCATCGATGGCTTTGTCTCAGACATTCTGTTGCAGCTCAACGTAGACGAAGAAACAGACTACTATGTTCTGTATCTCACTGGCAAAGGAAACTTCCGCAAGGAATATGCCGTTACTGCTGAGTACAAAGGAAACCGTAAAGATAAGGCAAAGCCCGTGCATATACAGGCACTACGCCAACACCTTATCGACAAGTGGGCTGCTGTGGTTACTGAAGGAGAAGAGGCAGACGATGCCATAGCCATAGCAGGTACACTACACGGTGATAAAGCCATCATGGTTTCTCTAGACAAGGACTTTGACCAGATTCCAGGTTGGCATTATAACTTTGTTAAGAAGAGTAAATACTATGTTAAGCCAGAGGACGGCTTACGCTTTTTCTACCGCCAGATACTGATGGGTGACAGGATTGACAACATCATAGGCATCAAAGGTATTGGCGAGAAGAAGTCAGAGAAGATTCTGAAGGACTGTGTTACTGAGCAGGAACTCTACGACAAGTGCGTAGAAATGTACGATGGAGACGAAGACAGAGTAATAGAGAATGGTAGGATGCTCTGGCTACGTAGGTACGAAGGTGAGGTATGGAGTTTCAATGAAACCAAGGAATAACGGAAGATGGACAGAAGCGCGTTTCCGTTCCTTTATCGTCTCTGCACTCAGACAAGCTCACGCTAAGTGGGGTGTAAAGCACGATGTAAAGTCAGCGGCTAGGGTAGCTAGAGGGATGTACAAGTGTGCCAAGTGTGGCAAAGGCTCTCCAGCTACTCTACCACCGCTAGAAGGAAAGAAACGCAGACGCAACAACGCAGCAGTAGATCACATAGACCCAGTAGTAGACCCAGAAGTAGGCTTTATTGATTGGAACACCTACATTGAGAGGATGTTCATCGAAGCTGAAGGGTATCAGGTACTGTGTCACAAGTGCCATACTGCAAAGACTAACGCAGAGCGTAAGAGGCGAAAGAAATGAGAGAGTTAACTGTAGACTTATTAAATCATTTGTTTGAGTACGACAAAGAAACTGGTAATTTGATCTGGAAAATAAAACCATCAAGTAGAGGACATAGCGTCAAAGTAGGTGATATTGCAGGTACTTTAAAATCTCATGGTTATCTTTGTGTAGGAATAAACTACAACAGCTACAGAGCGCATAGGCTTATTTTTTTGATGCACAAAGGCTATTTACCTAAGACAATAGACCACATTAACGGAGACAAGCTAGACAATAGAATAGAAAACTTGAGAGCAGCCACTGTTGGTCAAAATCAACACAACAGGAAAACGAACGCTAACAACACTAGCGGATATAAAGGAGTCAGTTGGAACAAAGCGCAGAAGAAATGGGTGGCTAGAATTACTCTAGAAAGAAAAAACATACACTTAGGTTATTTCGCTAACGTAGAAGAGGCTGCTGAAGTGGTACGAAAAGCCAGAGAAGAACTACACGGTGACTTTGCAAATCATGGAGAGCAATAATGACTAAGCATCTAGTTATACCAGACACACAAGTAAAACCTG